AAGATCCAGCCTCGGTCGATGACGACGACGTGGCGCGTACCCTCGGGCGGCTCGTAGTTGGTGACGCTGTCTGCCCGGACGTACTCGACGCCGTCGATGGTGATGGTGTTCTTGCTGCTCATTACTACTCCTTCTGTGTTGTTGAAAACGGGCCGCCTTCCAGCCCCGGCACGTCGGCCACTCGAATCACGTTGCGGGTCACCGCAGCACCGTCACGAGTACACGCGCTCGCCGAACAGCGCGAGCTGCCCGACGATGTTGGCTACGAACGGGTCGACCTCGCCCGCATTCTCGTCCGCGATGATGCGGCGCAGGGCCTTGAGGACCGCCGGGTGGATGCTGGGGTGGTGCTCTGTGAGGAGCATGACCCACACCATCTCGATGTCGTGCTCCGCGAGGAGCAGCTCGTCGTCCGGGTCGTCGAGGGGGTAGGCCCAGATGCCCTCCTCGGACTCGACAGTCGAGCACCAGTGCCCGGCGCCGTAGGAGAACTGGCTCAGAACCGCGAGGGTCATGTCGTACATCACGCCACCCGGAACTTGAGGGACACGGCCTTGAGCCGCTGAGGGACGGTCACCTCCCAGCCGTTCTCGGCCCACGAGCCTCCTCCGCCCCCGTCGAGGATCGTGACGGAAGCCATCCCCCCTCGGACGACGATGAACGCTTCCCCGCGGCTGTCGAAGACGCGGTAGAACTGACCCCAAGCGAGGTCGCGCCCCGCGTCGATGGGCCGAACAACGGACTTGCTCGGGGTTTCTTCGATGGTGCTGTACTTCATGAGGTCTCCAGCAGGTCTCGCCCGCTCTGTGTGAGGTGGTATCGTTTCGTGGCCCACTGCTGGCCGCCGTACTGCCCGGCGACTCCCAGCAGGTAGCCTTCCTTTTCCATGCGGGTCGTCATCTTGATGACGCGACCAAGGCCCCAGCCCAGGTCGAGGACCGAGCAGAGGTCGAGGCGAGTGAGGCCCGCCTGCGAGTGCCGCTGGATTGCGGCGGCGACTTCGCGGCGGGCGGCGAGGTCCTTGGTGCGAGGCATCAGGTTCCCATGTCTGTAGGTGAGTCGTCCTTGAAGATGCGGACCAGCAGCAGGAAGCTGGCGGTCAGCAGCAGGCCGGCGATGAGCTTGAAGGTCACGGTGTCTCCTTGTGGCGCGCCATCTCCTTGGCGGCGAGGTCGTAGTGCCTGCTCCCAGGCGAGAAGCGATGCCACTCGTGGCCACAGTCCGGGCACATCCAGAACAGCGTCACGTCGTACATGTAGACGCCGATGGTGCGCTCGTAGTGCGAGGCGTCCTCGGGGTAGTAGGGGCGAGCCTCCTTGGGGATAGGCTCCCCTCGGAGGTCGACTCCGCAGCCGGGGCACATCAGGTCCTCGGGACCACGGTCACGGACACCGAGGCGAGGCGCTCGACATCCTCGTCGCCCATCATCGTGTAGTAGTTGGCGAGGTCGTCGAAGCTGTCGCCGAGGAGGAGAGCCTTGTCCCCGTACCTCATCACGAGGCTTCCGCGGTAGAGGAACAGCTCGCCGCCTTTGATGTCGCCGAAGGTAGCGGCGAGGCTGGCGGGAGGCTCGATGGTCAGGTCGATGCTGGTCATGTCAGGGCTCCAGTAGGATGTAGTCGAAGTAGTCTTGCTCTGAGGATCGGGCCATGTCCAGCATGTACTGGATTGTAGTCCGGCCCTTGAGGACTTGGCAGCCCTCCGAGTAGCCGCCCACCTTGGGGCCGATCCCCCCTCGGTGCAGGTTCAGGCCGCGGTACTCGTCCGTGACGAGGCGCCCGCCATCGCGGCGGAAGGCGAGCGGCGTGTGTCCGTAGTTCACGAAGGCGGGCTTGCCCTTGTGGAGCCCGACCTCGAAGGCGCGGCGGTAGGCGCCGGGCTCCACGACGGCACGCCCCACGAGGGAGGTACCGCCGGGGGAGGTCGTGCCGGGGAACAGCTTCATGGTCAGGCCTTCGCGGTCGAGCCACGCGTAGCCGAGGAGGTCGTCGTACGCGTCAGCCCCCGGCGGCACCTGGCGCACGCCGACGAGGGTCAAGCCGGAGCGGAACATCAGAACTCCTCCGCGTTGCGGGCCAGGAGGAGGTGCCCGATATCGTCCGCGGCGCTCTCCATGCCCGACGAATACCCGCACATCGGGCAGCAGCTCGGGTCGCTGCTTCGCTGGGCCGCCTCCTCGCAGAGAGTCTCGTGGGCCTGCTCCAACATCTGGACCAAGTCCTTGAAGGCGAAGTACACGCGGTCGTAGTCGGCACCTTCGCGCTCGGCTTCGAGGATCTGTCGGTAGGTCATGTCACACCTCTCCGCGCCACAGCGCGTCCATGAGACCGCCGCCGTAGCGGCTGGTCTCGGGGTCTTGTTCGATGTCGAACCTGCTCGTGTCGAGCAGCATGTCGACGCCGTCCTCCTCGTCGAGAACGGCGTCGAGGTCAGGGTCATCATCAGCTGCGAGGACAGCGCGGCGCTCAAGGTCAGCGTCAGTAGGGCTCATCCGTACACGACCTCCCCGAACAGGCCAGCCTGCACGATGGCGTCGGCGTCGTACGCGTCGATCTGCCCGGCGTCGAGCCGGGCGTAGGCCTCGGCGATGTTGTTGGTCATGGTCTGGTTCACGTGCCCCCCTTCGGCGATGAGGCGGAGCCCCTCGCGGATGGTGTCGATGTCGATGACCCACGGCCGGCGGTCGTCGTGCTCGGACACCACCGCCTCGAAGCCTCGGTGGTCGGGCTCGCCGTCGCCGCCGGACCAGGAGTACTCGAAGCACGAGGACCAGTAGCCGATGCCCCCTTCGATGGCTGTGACGAACACGCCCCAGCAGAACTTCGCTTGTGCGTCGGTCATGCGCTCGCCTTCTCGCGGCGGCGCTGGCCGACCCACTCGGAGAGGACCGCCGTCATCTTGGGGTCGTGGTCGCGGCGCACGTAGGTGCTCTCGAACACACCGTACTCTTTGGCGAGGACCTCGTCCAGGATGCGCCCCATCTCGGCCTCGACGTAGGGCGCACCGAGGTCCCAGTCGTAGTTGGCCTGACGCTCGGCGCGCTTCACGTCGTCGCGGTATCGCCGGTCGGCGGCGCGGCGCTGGGCGCGGTTCATGCCCGGCACCAAGCGGACGCTGTGGTTGACCGTGCGGGTGTAGCTCCGGCCTCGCGCCTGGGCGATGGTCCGGGTGTAGGGGTTCGTGATCATGGGGTCTCCACTCGAAGCACCACCAAGGGTGCGGGCAGGGAGAGCCCGGTCACGTCGATGTGCGTGCCGGGCTCCAGGTCAGGTAGGGTGTCGACGACTCGGTCGCCGATGTGCGTGATGCGTGGGGCGTAGGCTCCCCCCTCGACGACACGCCGAGCGGCATCTTCGAGGCGCTTGCGTAGCAGCTCGGGGTCGCCCGGAGCCACGACGCGGATACATCGGACGCGGACCGTGCCTCCCGTCACGGCGCCGATGAAGTAGTAGGTCACATGGTCTCCTTGTACCACACGGCGCCGACCAGGACGGTAGCGAGGCCGGCGGCGAGGGTCAGGGTGGGCGGGGAGGCGAGGCACAGGCACAGGCCGCCGAGCACGAAGCCCGCGGCGAAGGGGGAGCCGGTCATGCGTCGTACCCCTCGGGCGCGTCGTCGTCGTCGTCGTAGATCGCCGCGTACCATCTCGTGCAAGGCTGGGCGTAGAAGCCGGCCTCTCGCAGCGCCTTGTTCGTGGCCTCGACCTTGGCGTAGGCCTCGGTCGGCCCGCCTCCGGGAGCCGCGCGTTCGTAGTCGAGCAGCCGGCCGACATCGGCGGACTCGTGCATCACGATGAGCACGGCGCCGAGCCCGCACTCCTCGACGGGCCTGAACCACTCGGTCGGGGAGTAGAACACGCGGCCGTCGGCGTAGGTCGCGTCGTGCTCGGCCGCCTGAGCGACGAGCAGGCGCGCGGCCTCGCGGCCTCGGGCGCTGAGGGACTTGGGGATGGTCGTGTTTTCGAGGGTCATGTCGGGTCCACGGCCAGCGTCTCGACGGCGAGGAGCTGGCCCTCTTCGTACCCGGCGTCGGGTAGGTAGACCCAGCCCTCGGAGGTCTCGACGAGGCAGGTGCCGTAGTCGCAGGAGTCCACGGTCAGGGTCCACGTGGTCGCCGGGGCGGGCGGCTTGTGCAGGCAGGCGAGGAGGAGGATCATGCGAGCTTCCCCGTGATGGCAGTGAGAGTCATGCGAGCTTCTCCAGGTATCGCTCCAACTCGGAGCTGTGTTGGGGGTGGTCGAGGCCTTCGCCAACGAGCCAGTAGTACGTGGTCCAAGTGCTGCGCTGCCTCTTCGCGACCTCGGCTCGGGCGTTGTGTTCCCGAGCCTCGGCGAGCCTTCGCTCGTAGTCGGCGAAGATGGGGGCCTGCTCCTCGGCGGTCATGTCCAGGTGGAGGCAAGGGTCCTCGCCCATGTCCACGTAGGCCCGGCCCAGGACTTCGGCGGCCTCATCGGAGAGGCTCACGCCGAGCAGACAGCACAGCTCGTAGAGGCTGGTGTCCGAGGGAACGTCAACAGACGAGCGTATGCTCCAGAACGGGTAGGTCGGCAGCGGTTTATAGTACCCGGCGTCGGGGCCGGGCCGAGGGAACGGCGGTCGGGGCACTTCGGACATGTCAGATTCCCAGGTCGAACGCCGGCGGGGTGCCGGCAACGTAGTGGTTGTCGTAGGCCGCCGTCCAGATGGCGGCCTGCGTCTCGGCGACGGGCCAGCCCAGGTCGCGGGCTGTCTTGCGTACGCGCTTCACGGCCTTCGCTCTCGTGCCTTTGCGGTCGAGCGCCTTCTGCTCTACGTCCAGGGCACGCGCCATCCACACGTCGAGGACGAGGGCGTCGGGGTCGCCGGCCAGGGCACGGGCGAAGGGTCCCGTCTTCGGACCCAGCCCGGCGGTCAGCGCGTCGAGGTCCACGCACATGCGGTCCTCGGGCAGCTTGGCCAGCGCGCCTCGGGCGATGGGGAGCATGCCCGACGTGACGCCGAAGCGCAGGTAGAGCTTCGCCATCTTGATGTTGCGCCTCACGTGGACTCGAGGCGAGGTAGCCGCGAGCACGGCGCAGAGGTAGGGGACCGAGGTGCTCAGGTCCGCCGCCGTGGCGACGAGCCCAGGCATCGCGTCCCGGTACCACGGGCGGCCCGCCTCGCCGGCGAGGGCGAGGCGGGCGAGGGTCAGGGGGGTACGCATGTTCAGCTCTCCTCGGACCGTCGCCAGTCCTGCTTGCCGCCCTTCTTACGGGCGGACTTGGGGTCTTGTCTCTTACGCCGGCCCATCGGACCCGCAGCCTTGCGGGTCTTCGCGTCGAGGGCGTGGCCGTCGCGCTGCTTGGGCTTGGGCTTGGGCTTCATGTCACGTCACCCGACGGAGGTGGGCGGCGGCGCGGGTCTCGGTCTGGTAGACTCCGTACCAGACCCCCTTGCTGTCGAAGACGTGGAAGCCCCGCAGGGTCAGGCCCGCTGGGGTCGTGTAGGTGCCAAAGCTGAGGCGCTTCATGAAATCTCCTGTGTGATGAACTCGGTTGCTCCTGTGGTCAGGGCCACGGAGTCTTGGTTGTAGAGGATGGCGTAGAGGCGAGCGGCCCGACGGAGCCGGGCCACGTCGCCGGAGACGACGGCCGTGATGCACCCCTCGGTCTCGCCCTTGTACACGCCCTCGCCCTCGGTCAGCGAGTGGACCTCGGCCTCGGCCTCGGCGAGCAGGGCTCGGACAAAGGGGATGGCGCGGTACCCCAGGCCCTCAGGTACGCCGAAGTCGAGCGTGTAGGTCAGCACGGGTCACCTTCCGCGGCGACGGCGAGAACCAGCGACAGGGCGCCGGCGAGGATCAGGGCTTCGAGCATGGTCAACTCCAGAGCAGCAGCTCAAGGCCGCTGACGACGGTGCTGCCTTCGCAGGCGTGGCACCAGTTGTGTGTAGCGTCCGGCTCGCACCGGGACGTGGTGGCGTGGCACTCGCGGCAGATGCCGGGCACCACGGAAGAGAACGTCCACTCCGAGCCCAGCTCGAAGTAGTCGCTGTCGATGTCGATGTCGTAGCCCTCGTCCTCGGCGAGGAGGCGGAGCAGGTCAGCGTCGCTCAACATCCGTACCTCCGTTCCGCCGCGCACATCGCGGCGTAGTGGTAGTCGTCTTCGAGCCGCTCTTCGTAGAGCGACCGCAGCCAGGCCGGCAGCTTGTCGGCGCGGACCTCTTCGAGTTTGCCGCTCCCGCCACACTCGTAGCAGGACACGTCGTACGCGCCGCCGAAGTAGGCGTCCTCGAAGTCGGGTCCCGCTTCGTGGAAGTCCTCGGCGGTCAGGCCGCCTCCGTCGATGCCGGGGTTGACGTGGCTGCCGGACCCCGAGCAGCGCCAACACGTGACGTGCTTGATCGGCAGCTCGAACTCGTACTCGTCGAAGTACAGGTCCTCGCCATCGTGGAGCGTGGCGACGGCTTGGGTCAGGTCCATGCCGTAGGCCGCCGCGTCCTTGCGGCTGACCTCGAAGTCGTAGAGGTCGAAGGTCATCGGATCGGCTCCAGGTGGGAGAGGCCGCCGGCCTGCTCGATGGCCTCGACGACGAGGTGGGTCGGCACGTAGGCGTAGGACGCCCGTGTCGGGTCCGTGTCCTCGTTCATCGTGTCGATGTAGGGCATCCACAGATCGACCCGCCGGCTCGGGAGCCCGATCTCGACCTCGGTGTAGGTCTCGGCGTTGTCGACCCGAGGAGTGCAGTAGTGGAACCGCGAGGCTTGCATGCTGAACGTGAGTCCATCATTACAGACGATGTGGGGGCGCAGCAACAGCATAGGCTGGCCGCCGATGGTGCTGAGTCCCGCCGGCTCGGTAGGCGGGAACAGGATAGTAGTGTTCATGTTGTACCTCCAGATACAAGGAACCCCGCAACCCAGGGGATAGGCTGCGGGGTTCGTTGAGCCGGGAGGCGGCTACTTGGGGTCCGGCCCCAGCCACATCCAGAGTAGGAGCATGGCGAGGACGGTGACGAGGAGGAGGGTCATGCGGCCAGCACGTGCTTGACGTTGCTGACCCGGAACACCCCCGGCTCCCGAGGGTCGGGGTAGGCGATGAAAGCCAAGTCGTGGTCTTCGGTGTACACCTCGACCTCGACGGCGTCGGCCTCACAGAAGCTGATGAAGACGAAGGACACGTCGGCCGGCGGCACGACGCGGCCCGAGTGTCGGGTCAGGATGCCGGCCGCAAGGGCTCGGCACTGGTCGCGAGCGTCGTCGAACGTCACGACGTGACGCCCTGCACGACGGCTCCGAGTAGAAAAAAGAGCCCCGCCGTCGGAGCGAGCGAGAGGATGCAGAGGATTCGAGTCATGTTGTACCTCCAGATACACGGACCCGCCCGACCAGTTCCATAATGGCGCTGGGCGGGCGGGTCGGTCTACATGGAGATGATGACGAGTCCGGGGGCCGGGCTCGCACATCTTGGCGGCGGTCAGGGACGCTCTCGCCGGACGGCGATGATGGCGAGGCGCACCTCGCTGGCCTGCTCGCGGAGGTCGTCGTGCAGGAGGCCGAGGGCTTCGACCCTGATGTCTCGCTCCGGCGAGGGCAGACCTCGCTCGGCGGCGAGGATGTCCTCGGCCGTGCAACTCACCTCGGAGACGAGGCTATCGAGGCGGGAGCGCAGCGCCCCCAGGATGGCGGCGTGGTGGTCGGCGATGGCGGTCATGGTAGTACCTCAACAGTCGAGACAAAAGTCTCGGGTGACAAACACGTGGCGACCGTTCACGTCGCCAAACAACACATCTCCCCACTCGTCCTTCTGGAGAATGAGGTAGTCGCGCGGCGACTGGCACGCCGCCGTGACCTGAGCGCAGCGCAGCGCGCCGGCTTCGGTCTTGCAGGCCCCCACGTACTGCTCCCCGTAGGGACCAGCGTGGGAGATGAACACGAGGTGGACGGTCACGAGGTGTACCCCGCGGCCCGCCCGGCCCGGTCGAACCACGCGGCAAGGCGACGCATCGACCCGTCGTCGAAGCTCGCCTCGAAGACGGCGCGGCCGAGCCACGCGGACGGGCTCTCCGGCCGCACGCAGTAGTCGACCATACGGTCGCGGTCCCAGCCGCACTCTTCGCCGAAGGCGAAGAGGGCACGCTCGGCGTCGATGCGACGGCGCTGGCCGGCTCGGTACTGGCGGGACGCCAGGTTTCGTGCGATGTCCGCCGCGAAGCTGTCGTAAGTCTCGTCCATGCGGACTCTCCAAACACAACAAGCCCCGCACGTTTCCGTACGGGGCTCAAGTTTTTTGGTGTCGGCGTTCACCTCGCGATATGCGAGGTACGCCGGGGGGTTTTCGTGAACGTCTTAGGCGTCACCCTTGCGGGCCGGACGCTTGACGAACGTCGGGACGGTCGGCGCATCGAAGTCGATAGCGGCGAACACGTCGGCGTGCTTCGCCCGCCGCTTGGCCCGCTTGCGGGCCTTGCGCTTGTGTCGAGCGTAGGGGTCACCGTCGCCTTTGATGCCGGCCTCCTTCCGTCGGCGCTTCCGGTCGGCGCTCGCGCCGCGAGCGAGCCGGTCGAGGTCGGTCGCCAGGATGGCGGCCTCGGTGTCGTACCCCGAGGAACGCCGGTCGCAGCGGTCGGCGAGCTTGTCGGTCATGCGGTCAAGTGCCGCGCATCGCTCGCCGCGAATGCGGCCAGCGGCTCGGACCTTGACCGGAAAGCGCAGCGCTCCTCGGACCGTCAACGTTTTGTAACGGGTCATCAGCTTAGCTCCTATTGGATGCTTAATCATCACCCCGACAACACGCCGGGGTGATCATTATAGCCGCCGGCCAGCGCCGCTCCGAGGAGCAGCGCGGCCGGCGACTAAGCCGTTTCGAGGTTTGGGTTATTGCGCACCACAAGGGGGCTAACCCCTATCCACCTACTCGAAAAGCCAAGGGGATAGGTCCGACCACGCTACCAAGTTTCCAAGGTAACGCGCACCTACCCCGCTAAGGGTAGATGACGTGCGAATGTCCCGGTCCTTGCGCTCTTATCGCAAGGCTGCTTACCCCCATGACAGAGGCAGGGCTCCGACCACCCGGTTACCCGGTTCTAAGGACACCCCGTAAGGGGTGCGTGGTCCTGACGCACGTTATCGCGTCATACAGTCTCGTAACTGGAATGCCATCCGCATAGGAGCTGCCCACTATCTCTACCGCCGCTTGACGCTGTTTGGGAAGGCGTCGCGCTTTGGGGTAGGTCCGCGTTACCGCGCTTGAATCCTACCAATGGGGGTCCTATCGCTGTCCGTACAATGTCCGCATAGGCCCCGCCCCGCCGGACGTGGCTTGTATCCCCAACAAAGGGACCATAGCTTCCTATGGCAGACGACCAGCACGCGGGTCGCCACTACTGCGCTAAATCGCGAGGCTTGCTACCTCTCCCGGTGGCGCATGGCCGCCGGGTAAACGTGCGCTTTCGCACACGCCGCTTGCGCTTTTGTTCTACGAACGAGTTACTTATTCACTACCAGCACACTACGAATGCGTCACATGCGCAAACGTTCGAGGTGTTGACCATAGTGGGATGCTCCAAGAGCGCCCATGACACCGACCGTTACGTCGGACACTTGCTGTATTCCCTCGCTCCAATGTTACGCCGGAGCGGCGTTCATTGTAGTTAGTACCTTTTCAGCCTTCCAAGGCACGGGCCTGACGCTAACGGGTCGGCGCTGCTAAGGCGCGTCTCCAGTCGCTCCGTGGTCAAAGGTCCGAGGACCTTTGGCCGGCTCTCGCCCGTCGAAACGGGCGGCCTTGCCGCTGGTAGCTGTATCCGTGACAGCTCTACGAGACATACTGTATGGGTTTATATCAAGGTAGCTTGTGAGGCTTGCGCCTCGCCGGAGCATCTATCGGGCTACTTCGAAGTGTCAAACACTTTTTTTCGCCGAGTGAGATTTTCCGGGCCGCTCCTATCGGAAGTAACGAGCATTTAATTAGCGCACTAAAGGCTTAGACCGACGGCCTATCGGGGTAGATGCTCGGGCGGCTGGTAGGGACTTGCCCGCGGCTATGGTTAGGCCGATCGAGTAGCTGCCTACGGTACACTTAGGGGCTTACGCCGGTGTTGCCGCGCTCCTATCCCGCTATCCGCTGCTCTCCGGGTACGCCTAAGTCTGGCACGGTCCGCGGACCGTTTAGCCGTCTGGCGAAGTAGGGTAGAGAAGCGCGGTAGCCTCAGGTAGGAGGTATCGCATCACGCCATTAGGGCGCTAATTAAATGCTCGTTACGATGTCAAGGTGCGTTGCGGCTTGCGCCGCTTGCTCCCGCTTCCGGGTAGCGCCAGCTTACTATCAAGGCCGTTGAGCCTGTCAAGAAAAAAAGTTTCGAGGGTTCCGGTGGTAGGTCGCTCGCCCGGTCCGAACCCGGCTTACTTCCTACCCAGGACCCGAGCTAGGCTCGGGTCTGGCCCGCCCTGTTGGGCGGTCCCTAAAAACGTTTCGAGGGTTCCGGCGGTAGGTCGCTCGCCCGGTCCGAACCCGGCTTACTTCCTACCCAGGACCCGAGCTAGGCTCGGGTCTGGCCCGCCCTGTTGGGCGGTCCCTCGCAAGGCCCGAAGGCCCTGCTGGCACGTTGCGATGTGAGAGAGCGTGCCCCGTTGCCGGGTGCCTTTAGAACCTACGCCCGGAACCCCTACGGGGTAAGAGGTAATCGAAAGAAAGTTCCAAGTGTTTGGAATCGTTGGGCTTTTCCGTCAAAGAAAATCGGAGAGGCTCCCCCGCGCACCCTTCGTCAGGCTCAAGTACCTGGAATCATTAGGCTTTTTCAGGCCGAGGCCCGCAATAGCGCCGGTTGGGGTCTGAAAAGCCTAATGATTCCAGGCACTTGAGGCGCTTTCCAGTCTCGTCCGTGTGTCGCGAGAAGAGGAAGGACGCGCGCCTATCACGGTCGAGCGTTTTCGGATGTCGCGAGATGTCTCCGAATGTCTCGGCCGAGCGACGGGATCCCGATCTGAACGCTTGTTCACCTGAACACCTGTTCAGTGTTGACGTGTCAAGAGTAAAAGGAAAGTAGCGCCCAGGGGCGGTGGCTGACCTGGGCTCGCAAAGCGAGCCGGCCGGGCGCTGGTCGGTGTCGAGTAGTTCCAGGCGCGCGCGCGAGCCAAGGCCCGCGCGCGGGTCTGGAGCTACTCGCAGTCTTCGACGACCACGTAGACGTCGTTTCCGTGCGCGTCCCAGTCGACGCTGAGCAGGGAGCCCCGGACCGTGTACAGGGTCTGGTCTCGGTCATCCGCGACACGCACAGACCACGTGCCCGAGACCAACTCCAGGGAGGAGCAGTCACTCCACATAGTAGACGGCTTCGGGATGTCTTCCCAGACGAGCGCGGCCCGCACAGCTTCCACGTGGTCTACCGCGGCAAGAACGCAGCGGCGCGCGAGGTCGGCGGCCAGAATCTGGAGCGGACTCACTCGAACCTCCCAAGAGCGAGCGGGGAGAGGAGACCGAGCGCCACAGCGACCTCGACCGGACCGAAACGGAAGTTCGCGCGGGTCACCCCGCGGGAAGCGAGGCCAGCACGGGCACACGAAATTTCAGCAGGGGACCACGCCGGCCGGGCCGGAGTCGTCGGAGCTTCGACGGCATCGCAGGCTTCCAAGAGCATGCGGGAGAGAAGGGGAGAGCGAGTGTTCATGTCGGTGTCCTCGGTGGCTTGGTTGCCGAGAACATCCTAGTCCGCGGGGTACGTCGCCGAATGTCACGAAATGTCACGAAATGTCACAAGGCCTTACCCTGGACCGCCTGCAAGAGCCGTGCCAACATGGCCCTAATTTCAACGGCGCTTGAAATTAACGGGGGCTCCTGCCGAACGGAGTATGCATCCGCATACACGCGCCTTTTGGGGCTAACCCCCTGATATCATGGGGCTTTCTCAGCATTCGGGAATCCCGAACAATGCATATTTGACCCGAAAACTCTTGACGTGTCCATACCTCTCACTCGCGCTGTAGCTCGTTCTCGCTGGTTTCGGGGCTCCTACGCACTGCCCCCCTGGGGACTGTTCGCTCCAGCGAGAGCGAGCCACAGCGCGATTGAGCTACCGCGACATAGATGTCGCACACCTGAACCCTTGTTCAGTAGAGCCCCCTGGCCAGACCCCCCAACCTGAACGGGCGTACAGGTGAACAAGCGTTCAGGTTAACGTGAAATCGAGACGATGACTTGACGTGTCAAGGGGCCAGGGGGGTGGGGTCTTGGGTCAGGGCGGGGGGCTTTGGCTTTAGCCAGTACCCTGCTCGCACAGATAGGCCGAGTGTGAAGGCGCCAGCTGGCGAAGAGGGCCGGGGGTAGAAACGAAATCGAGGTACCTCGGAGGGGTGGTCGCTGGGTGGCCTGGGGGTGGTACCTCCCCCGAACCCCCTAAGACCGCCGCGGATGAGCGCTGTGAACGGCAGGTGAACGCCGAGGTCGACGGAAAAAGCGTCGCGATTCCGGCCACTTAGCGACCTGAACGTTCAGTAGTACGTCTCTCCTGTTCACTCATAAGCCAGGTTCAACCTGCGCTTTCCTCTATTCTCCCTCTTCTCTCTCTCTTAAAAACCTATATAGGGAATATACATAGAAGAAAGAGGGGAACCATTAAAGGGGTATATACATAAAGAGAAGGTTACTCCCCGGCGTCCAAAGGGGTAGACCTTGCCTCAGGTCCCGCTGGCAGCTGGCCGAAGTGCTGAACAGTTCGGTGGCGTTCACCTCCGGGCCACCCACGGCGCCATTATGGCCTTTGGTAAAGGCCACGCCTTGCTAAACTCCGCGCGATGTGCTATGCTGAGGGCATGCCCAGTCGACCCACGGACGCCGAGCCCTTCACCGCGTACCTCCTCAACTGCCTCCGAGGGCCTGGTCCGCTCGCTCTCGCGGCCCGAGCTACCGACCTCCACGACCCTGGGCACCCCAAAACCGCGCTCGGCCTCGTGGCCGCCGTGGAAGGCAAGAAGCTCGCCGGCTCGTACGGCGCCCAGCGGGTCCAGTACTGGGAGACCTTCCTCGCGCGCTTCCCTCGCCTCGACGCGTGGTCGCGCTCCGAGGACTTCCTCCGCCCGCCCGCCGCCTGGTCGGCCGAGACCCTCGCCGCGTTCCACGCCGCGGACGTGGCGCCCCCCACGCCGGCGCAGTTCGCGGCCGACTACCTCCCCACCCAGCGCAAGCACCGCCGCGACGCTCTCGCGTACCGCGTAAGCGCGGGTGCCAGCTCCCTGCTCGCGGCCTACGCCCACGGCTTCCCGCTCACTCGCGGCGAGATCGAGGCCATGCCGGCCGCCGCGACCGAGCTGGCGGGACACACGTGGTTCTACATCTGGGCCTGCCGCCCGCAGCTCGACTACGTGCCCCTCGGCCGCGGCGCCTCGTTCCAAGCCCGGCTCGCCGCGCGCACGATCCTCGAAGAGAACCCCCTCGCCATCTCGAAGCCTAATTACGCCCGCGCGCTATCTCCGGCCTGGGACCTGAACCGCCTCAAGCACCTTCCCTTCCTTCCGTGGATCCCTCGATCTTCGCGCCGAAGTCTCGTAAGGTCCGCGAAAACCGGCTGAATCGGCGCCATTATGGCCGATTGCGCTTGACACGTCAAGCCGGTCGTGGTATTATGTACCTACGCTGAGGAGAAGCAGCATGCCGCCCAAGAAGCCTCGGGCCCCCCGACAGCGCTCGCTCGACGAGCTTGGAAAGGCCGACCCTTCGGTCCGAGCCCTGGTCCGTCAGGCCTTTGAAGAGCCCGAAGCCGACGGCTTCCAGCAGTTCAACCGCCTCTGCGCGCTGATCATGACGGAGGTCATGGCCGGTCGCCTGACTCCCGAGCAGGCCGGCGCGTGCCGCGACATGGCCGAACTACTCCTCACCTCCGTGACTGCCCGCGAGCTGAGCAAGGCCAAGACTCGGGCGCCGATCCTGCCTGCAGCTGCAAACCACCTGGCCAAGCCCCTCGCACCCCCGCCGGAGGACGAGCTTCAGGTCACCGTCCTCGGCCCAGACGGAGAGCCCCTTCTGCATGTCTGATCTCTACACGGTCTACGCCTTCCCCGAGGATGGTCGACGGACCCTCGACACCTTCGACGCGCTGGCGCTGGCCGGGCTCGCCATCAACAGTGAAGACAACGGCATCCCCATCGAGACCTGGGAGAAGTCCTTTGCTCTGCCGGAGGGCGAGGTCGATCAGTTCCTCGCGCCGCTTCCGGGCGCCCTCGGCCTGTGTCAGGCCAAGGCGATCGTTCGCGAGTTCCGCACCATCTCGGAGGAGATCGAGATGTACGACGACTTCCTCGAAGCCGTGAACTCCCTGGTGCAGTGGTACTACCTGGCGTGGTACTGGGCCGACGAGCTGGGCGTGTCCGAGCCCCTGACGGAAGTGGCGTCCTACCTCGCCATCGCGCTCGCCGAGCAGCGGGACCCTGAGTCCCTCTGCCTCGACGACAAGGCCTACGCCCAGGCTCAGGACTCCCACAGCAACTACTGCTCGGCCCTGCTCACCCTGGGCGAGATCGCGGAGTTCATCCCCGATGATGAGGCCCCCTCCATCCTGACGCTGGTGTTTTACGATGTCTGATGGCCGCGTTCGCGTCACGATCGTGTACGAAGTCCCCTGGTCGTCGGACAAGCCGCAGCAGACCGGGACCTTCATCTGCGACACCCTCCACGAGTGGCGCCAGCTCCTGCAGAAGTACACCGCCTGGCGCACGAAGCGGAACAAGGCGCAGCGCAGCGAGCAGGGGACCGGCCATTTCGCGGGAGCGAACGGCGTCCTCCTGTTCAGCGACAACATCATCAGCGTGACTCGTGTCCCAGCTTGACCTCCGCAACGCGCGGCAGGTCCTCTCGAACTACGGCACGGTCCTCGACCAGGAGTCCGGCGAGCTGGTGCGCTTCGATCCCGCCAAGATCTGCCCTCAGATGGCGAACGGGATCCTCGACTTCATCGACAGCGACCGCAGAACGCCGACCGGGCACCGCAAGATGCAGGCCGTTCTCGGCCCTCGGCAGTGCGGGAAGTCTCTCGTCGCCGCGCTCGGCGGGCTGGTCTACGTCAACTCGCACCCCAGCGCGTACGCCGCGATCTTCGCGGACAACAAGGACCGCGCCATCGACCTTTTCCGTACCATCAACACGTGCTACGAGCACATGCCGGACGGAGTCAAGACCCACACGGGAGGTAAGACCGAGGTCCGCCAGCTGACGCTGGAGACGATGGCGAAGATCAAGACGCTGTCAATGGAAGCCTCGATGGCAGGCATCGGCCGAGCCTTCGACTACCTCCACATGTCTGAGCTGCCCTTCGCGAAGGACGCCGCGGAGACCTGGAACGGTATCCTGCCGGCGATCATCAACCGCAAGGAGGCCATCGTGCTGCTGGAGTCGACGCCCGCGCCGATGACCCTGCCCAGCGCCTCTTGGTACCGGGACATCTGCGCCGAGGCTCGTCGGGGCATCGGGCGCTGGGAGTTCCTCTTCGTCCCCTTCTTCCAGTCCCGCCTCAACGAGCGCAACTGGAACCCCAGCTGGCACCTCACCAACGAGGAGGTAGGCCTGCTGCAGCAGTTCGGAGGCGAGCGCGTCTCCGGCAAGGGACTTCCCTACCTCACCGTCGAGAATCTGGCCTTCCGCCGAGAGATCCTCGACATGGACCCCGAAGTCCGGCGCTACCCGGAGCTGTTCAAGGTCTACTACCCCTTCGACCCGATCACCTGCTGGGCTCAGGCCAGCGGCTCCGCGATCCCCTCCCACGTCCTCGACCCTCACCGAGAGCGTGAAGTCGTCCCCTGGGACCCCGACCACGAAGGCCTGCAGCGCTACGGCGAGCCGAAGCCCGGCGCCGTGTACATCATCGGCGTGGACCCTGCCGGATGGATGGGGAACGACCCCGCCTGCATCCAGGTCCTCGAACTCTGGGAAGATCGCTGGGAGCAGGTCGCCGTTCTGGAGAGCAACAAGGTCGATCCTCCCTCCCTGTCCAAGATCATCGTCCGCCTGGCGCGCGAGTACAACGACGCCGAGGTCATCGTAGAGTCGAACGGCGTCGGCATGGGCGTGATCGCCATGCTGTACGAGGCCTTCCAGCGCGGCGACCTACGCAAGCTCTACTGCCACGGAAGCCGCGGCATCGGCAAGAGCAAGCCCGGCATCCCCGCCAGCACGAAGACGATTCAGGAGGCCCTCGGTCGCCTCATCGACTCGCTCATGGATCGGCTCGTGATCAACGACCAGGAGACCCTGGACCAGCTGTCGAGCTACCGCAACGACAAGCTGGTGGAGGACAGTGCGGCCAGCGAGATCCTGCGCCCCGGAAAGCTGACCAAGGGCCGCCGCGCCTCCCACCACTGGGACCGCGTCTCGGCCCTCCTGTGGGCGGTCTACGGGGCGTACAGCCAGCCCGTACGCTTCCGCCCGTTGACGCTCCGCGAGGACCACGGCGAGGTCGTCCCCGAAGACCCCACCACCTGGACTGACGACCTCTGGAAGGCCAAGCGTCGGGCCGAGGCGGAAGATAAGCGCAAGTCGAAGCAGGGCTCCAAGCGGCGCAAACCCTCGCGCAACAAGCCGAAGCTGCGGCGCCCCAAGCGCAAGTACTGGTCGTCCTGACCCTTGACACGTCAACCCGCACCGGTTAAGGAGTAGCGATGCCCACCGACCCGAAGCCCGAAGCACTCTGGGCATACAAGCTCATCGAGCACCACCAGGCACGCCTCGACACGCAGCGCAAGACGTGGGCCATGCACCTGGCCGCATACCGAGGCAACTTCTACGGTAAGGAGGGCGGCGAGGCCGGAGCCGAAGACGACGACATCACGGTCGAGCACAACCACCTGTACTCGTTCGTCGACTCGCTGATCTCGAACGTGTGCCCCACGAACCCCGAGGTCGACATCGTCGCCCGGCGGCGCACCATGAAGGGCGCCGCGAGGGTCCGCACGGCGCTCGTGAACGACGTCCTGCTCCGCGAGCAGGCCCCCAAGAAGTTCTGGCGCCTCGCAGCCACGGCCAGCGTCTACCCGCGCGCCTTCACGAAGACGATCTACGAGGCCAAGCGCAAGCGGCCGAAGCTCCGCATCCTGCCCCCGCATCGCGTCATCTACGACATGGCTGCGGAG